ACATGTTGTCGATAGATAAAGAAGTAGCACGGTCTAAGAAAAGCATATTCTCTTCAATAGCTCCTTGCTTATCAAGCTCCTGTAGAATAGTATCAAACTCAGTAAGTCCAGTACCACCGTCGAAATCAGCGTCGTTGTAAACCAATCCTCTATCTTCTATAGCAGCAAACAGACCTTCAGATCCTTCAAAACCAGCAAATCCAGCAGATCCCGCACCAGCAGCACCGTCGTCTTTAACAGCTTCAACCATACTCATTTCTAGTTGATCTTCAAAACGAATGCGAGCTTCGTGCTCTGATTTTAAGTACCATAAATATCCAGAAGTTCCAGATTCAGTAGTTACTTCAACCCATCCAATTTGAGCAACGTCAGAACCATTTACATTATACTTATCTCTAAGAATAATTGGTTTATTGTTGAATTGAGTGAATTTAGCATCAATAGAATTACCTACATCGCCAGATCCTTTTTTGTACTCAGAACCGTAAACAAATACTTTCACACCTGTTAAAGCTCCAGTTCCTAAAGCATCTAAATCAGCAGCACCGTAAGGAGCAACTGTTATAGTACCATCCCCGTTTGTAGATGTTACTCTAGCTTTAACAACAGCTACACCAACTGAAACAACAATAGTAGATCCAGCGCCTACTAAAGCAGCTTTTTGAATACCTGTTTGAGCACCTTGCACACCTGCAGCGTCGTCAACAAAAGTAATAGTTGTTTGACCACCACCAGTTGCTATAGTACAATCATCAAAAGCAATGTGTAATCTTCCTTGCTCAGACCATACAACACGGTCAGAAGCCATAGGCATTTCAGCGCCTACCATTCTTAAGAATCCAGAAATAGTTCTGTTACCATATCTTTCAACTTCTTTTTCATATACCTCAGGCAGAAACTGCTGAGTAAAGTCCATATCTCCTAAAGAGATATAATTGTCTCCAAATAATCCTTTTACTGGACGTGGAGTCAGGTGATTTAATGCAGCACCTGTGTTTGCAATCGCCATAATTTTAAATTTTTAAATGTTTATCTTCTTTTTTTAATTTTAAAGCTAGAAGCATTTTGACTATCACTTGGCACAGCGCGTATACTCCATCCGTTAGACATAGTTGTTTTTTCGTGACTCCCTCTCGGAGCCATATCTATGTTCTTAGACTTAGATACGCTCTGCTTTATCGCGTCAGCTTTACCTTGTTCGTAAAAATGACTAGCAATAGCGTCAGCATTCATAGCTGTGAATAAGGACTTATGATAACCTGAAGCATCTGACATTTCGTTTTTTTCATTCAAGAACTTCTTGACAAAATTATTAATGTCGCTCTGGGTATTCTTAACTCCTTGAACGTCTTTAACTTTAAACCTAAATTTTTTATCACCAACAGAATAATCAAAACCTTTGAAATCGTTGTTGAAAAGTTTTTCGGTTTTATTTAAAAACGTTTTTTGGTTTTGCTCGTTAGTTTTAGAATCTTCATTATATCGATTAAAAAACTCTACGGCTTTTTGCTGTTCAGGATTTAATCTTGATCCAGCTTTTATTTCTTCATAGTATTTAGATTTTAAACCATCTAAATAACTTTTAGCCTGCACTAATTCTTCTTTGCGAGCTATTTTCTTTTTCTTTATATCTCTTTCGTCATCTAAATCTTCATCGTACTGAAACTTTTCTTCCATTAAGAAGTTTATTTCTGAAGCATCTAAATGAGGTTTAGTTGTTTCATAATACTCTCTAAGTAATTGATCTTCGTTTAAACTAGAGTAATCTTGATTAAGTTTAACGTAATCTTCAAGAGTACCACCTGTTTCGTTCATAAAGTCCACAACTTTTTGAACACCCTCTGGTAATTCTATACCTGATTGCCTTTGCTCTTCAATAGCTTCAGATACTTCATTACCTAACTGCTCGGCTTGTTCTTCAACTTCTTCTTCTGTTATTTCTTCAATAACGGATTCTTCAGCTTGAACGGACTCTTGTTGCTGTGGTACTTCTTCAACCACTTCTTCGCTAGATTCGGCTTGTTGATCAGCATCCACTGCATTTGTTTCTTGCTCTTGAACGGCATCTTCTATTGGTTTATTTAATTCAGACAAATTAACTTTTATAGTACCATCATCACTTTGTGACACTGGACTACTTTTAGTCGTTTCAGTAGCCGTTGTTTCGACTACTTCGTTTTTTTCATTTTCTTCCATGATAAGATATTATATAATTATTTATTATTATTATCACCTAGGTTCGAAAGAACCTAATCCTATACCAGCAGTTAATACATCATTACCAGCTGATTCATCATTTTGAGATGGTGAATTATTTTGTCTCTGTTCTATTAGTTTACTTTGTTGAGATGCTTGAATTTTTGTTCTTTCATCTTTACGATCTTCTTTCTCTTGCTCCTTAGTTTTTTGCCCATTAACTTCTATGCCTTTTAATTGCATATTGTATTCAAACTCTTGAGCCATTAATTCTTTTTTAGCTTGAACTTCAGCTTGAAGTTTTTGTAATTCTAATTGACCTTTAAGCTGTTCTAGTTCCGCTTTTTGAGCTGTTAAAGCTTGATTTTTTTGTACTTCGGCTTGAGCAGCTACTTGCTGAGACTGCGCGTTCATTTGAGCTTGAGCTTGCATGTTTTGCTGCTGCATTAACTGATCTCTTTCTAACTTTTTCTTTCTGCGAAGTTTAAGCAATTGATTAGCTAGTTTTAAATTTCTAACTTCTCGAATATCAATAGCATCATCTAAATCAATTAAACCAGCTGATAAAGCTGTTTGTATGTTGTTTTCTAATAATGCTTTTTCTTCTTCATCAGGCATTAACTCTATAAATATACCAAAGTCATACAAGTGTAGCTCTTCCATTTCTTTTAATGTAGCTACATTGTGCCCACCTATTTTTTGAATAAACGCTTCTTTTGATGGCGAGTATTCTAGTATGTCTGATATTCTAAGAGATAAACATTCTGCTAGTGACGATGTTAAATACAAACCACCTTCTAATATGTGTCTAGTAGCTGTATTTGAGTTTGCAGCCGCTATTTTTTGTATTCCAACTAAAGCTTTAGAGTCAGGCATACTACCGTCTCTAGCTTCATTCAAGCCGGTCACGTCTCTTATCATTTGTAGATAATAATTATAAGTGCTAATTAACGCTTGTAATTTATTACCACCACTACCAGATGTTATTTCTTGTATAGGTACTTTTCCAGGATTAATATCACCATCTTGAGTAAATGATCTACCAATTACAGAACCTGTTTGAAAAAACATATTTAATGCTTCTTGCGGATTATAATTAGTACCATTACCTAAATCTATCTCAGCTAAACCATCAGCATCTAAATAAACACCATCTGGAACCATTCTAGACATTACCTGCTGAAGCTTTAAGTGTGTAAGCTGTATCATATCAGCAAAACCTGTTACTCTACTTACAAGTGATTCTATTTTTCCTTTATACATTCTAGGAGCAACAATACTATAGTTCATCAAAACTTTAGTTTGATCACTTTTAGGCCTCATCATATTTTTAGCCATCTCCCACTTTAAAAGCTTGTCCGTGCCTAATATTAAAACACCCTCATATAAAACTTCTAATGATCTAGAAAGCTTACTAAATTGCTCATCAAGCATTTCTGCTGGAGGATTAAATTGATCATCTTTAACAATGACTTTAGATGCTCCAGTAGACGTTTCTTTAACTTTATAAACCTCATTCATGTAGGTTTTATAATTAAAGTATAATATTTGTACGCTGTTAGAATCAGATTCGTCGTAATTAGTTATAGTTCTATCATAAAAACTTCTACTCTGATAACCTTGCTTCGATATGGATTTTAAATCATCATCAGTTAGCTCTGGAAATTGTTTCTTTAATTCATTTATATGAACTGACTTTATCTCACCAACGTAGTAAACGTCATCAAAATAAGGTGACTCAGTATAAGACCAAACCATATTAGCTGGATCACAATACTCAACCACAACACCTTCTGATTTTGAAAACCTATTTTTAACAGCGCCTATACCTATTACAGCTATGTCGTAGTAAAATCTTTTTTTAGTTAAGTCGTATCTGTTGCCGTCTAGCAGTGTATTTATAGCTTGCTCTTCAGCTATTTCAACTTGCTGCTTATAAGAAAGCTGCATATGCAACTCCAACTCTTCCATAGACTCAGGAAGTGTCTCAGGATCATTTTCATATAAACTTATACCAAACTCATCTTCGACAAAATCGTTTATATCAGCTGTTTGCATGTCCCTTATTATACTTTCCATATACTCAGTGCGTTTACTTACACCGTATGGATCTTGAGAATATGCTTTTATATCAAAAGCTCTGTCTGATATACCGTTAACAACTATATCTACAAACTTAGGAATTATAGGTACTGGCTTCCAGTCTAAATTAAGGTAAGATAAATCACCGTTTATTGATAACTCATCTTTATACTTTTGTATTGACTGTTCGCCTCTAGCGTACAATCTTAATCTGTGAAATGTGTTTTGATTACTTTTATATCTGTTTGTACCAGAGTCAGATTTAAACCATTCATCTTGAATAGCTCTACCAACTCTAAGACCGTAATCATACGACATCTTTTCAGAATCACTAGCAACTTGACTAGGAAAAAAACTTTTTACAACTGACTCAGCCATATTTTATTTTATTATTTCTGACATAGTACCGCTATTTTTATACTTTGCGATATTAATATTTAGTTTCTGCTTTTTACTTTCTGGGTTTGGCCTATATAGATTTCTATTGCAAGCCATTATAGCTAACCCTGAGCTTATAGAAGCATCAAAGTTAGTCCTTTTATTTATATCAAAAGCTCTGTCTGATATACC